CTGCCGGACAGCACCGGCACGCAGCGGCGGGCGATCGACTACGACACCAAACCCGCAAACGACAACACGCCCACAGCCGAGCGCGTCCAACACGGCCGGGACAATTTCGAGCGTCTGCTAGTCCGTGGCCAGATTGACGAGGACAAGGAAGTTGCCGCGACGCTGTATGCGGCAGGTCTGCGCTACGAGACCGAGCACGGCCTAGCCTACGCCAGCGGCTACAGCTCGCCCGACTATGCCAAGCCCGTCGTTGATGGCTCTGGTGGCACAGTGACGCCGATTACCGAGCGGGCGGAGGTGGCTAGGGGCAGAATACGCGAGGCCCGCAAGGCAATGGGAGAGCACGCCGACGTGGTCGATGCCGTCGTAATCCACGGCATGACGCTCGAGGCTGCTGGTCGGAGGTATTGCGGTTACCGAAGCGCCAAGATGGCGAGCGCCGCGGCGTCCGTGCATCTCAACAGCGGATTGCGTGTGCTTGCTGTCCTCTATGGAGTGGCTGTTCGGAGGGCGGCATGATGCTTAGCTATCTCATCGATATTTTCTGCGGTCGCCCCTACGAGCCTGTGAAATCCATCGAGTCTGCGCCACCAGCCAAGAAAGCCCCACCGGCGCGCAAAAAAGATTACTGGGAGGACAGGTGCGATTGGACGCCGGAGAGGACGGCGAACAAAGCGGCGTATGAAGCCGAATCGGACAGGTTGATTGCGGAAGCATATTCGCAAGACAAAGCTGCAGCGTTGGTTGAGCGCGTCAATGTTGACGTAGAGCAGACGCCGTCTGGATCTTTCCTGCATGGAGTCAGGCTGGAACACATTGTGCGTGTGACGGAAGATTGTCAGATGGCACATGATTATTTTCGATATCGGACGCAGCACTATGATGCCACATATTGGGATTGTCCCATAAAGCCCCACGTAGGCGTGCCTTTCGGCACGATACAGCTTCATCTCGTGTCCGGCGAAAAGATCGATGTGGCGCGATCGACCTACTACGGCGCGGAAACCGTGCGGCTAGCTTACGAGCGGGCGCTAAAGACTGGTGAAGGCCAGACAAGTGCGCCGGCGCTGGTTGTGGACCTGGCCACATGATCCCGCCCCACTACTTCGAACGGTTCAGCGCCAACAAGGCGCTAGGGCGCCGGTTCCGCCGGCGCTACCTGGGCAGGTTTCTCTGCGCAACCACGACGTGGGTTGATGGCGGCCCGAACAAGACAGAATGGTTTTTTGTGAAGACTAGCTTTGTGACTTTCGGGAGGGATTGATGATCTGCAATAATCCATACGACGAGATTAACGACCTGAAAGAAGCGCATTCGGCAGAGTTGGCTGAGTTGCATGATTGGCAACTCGAAATCATGCGGGACATGCTTCGCCGTTACGACACACTGCGCAATGCGGCGCTTGAAGTGCTGAAGCATCGGGTTGGAGATATGCCGACCTCCGGACATCTCCGCGACGCAGACGCCAGCAGAACTGCGCTGAAGATTTTGGCGAAGGCAGTGGAGAATTGATGATGGACATTAAAAACGCACCGTTTTTCGTAAAGGCTTCGATTTACGCCGGTGGTCTATTCGGGATTATCGTATCGGTCTTGGCCGTATTTGGCGCTATATTCGCAGCGGTAATCTATTTCGTGGTGAGCATCCTGCAACTGCCAAGCGCTATTCAGCCCCCGGCCACAATGGCTATTTTCTTGTTCGTCGTATGCTTGATCGCCGCCGTTGTTGCTGCCTTGGAGGACGAATAATCCCACGGTGCACCACGGTACACCTCATAGCGTATAACTTAAATAACAGTTCGAGATGTGCCTAGCACACCTCCACTCACTTCGGGACAAACCGCCGCCGGGATACGGGCAACGCCCTCCGCTAGCAGGCCGCGCGTTCCGAATACCCAAGGCGAAGCAGGCAGGCGCAGGCGGCATTTGTCCGCGCCGCACGGGTCGCAACCGCGCAGCCTTCCTTCGCCCTTCCATTCCGAACCGCGCTTTGCTCCTTTCGCGCGCTTCGGAACAAGCGGCGGGTTTGAGCGCCTGGCTGGTGGCCAGAGTCCTTTGGGACAGCTCCCCGCCGCTATAGAATTCGTTGCGGTAGCCATTCCGCCTAGATACCTGACGGGTCGGCAATGCTTCGGCAACCGGGATCGTCTCGGCCCCCACCTTGGTTTTATGGCCTTGGATGGTTGCGCCACGCCGCCGCGGGACAAAACAGCGCTATCGGCTCGGGTTGATCGCCGGGTACGTGCTGACAAATCCGCGGGGCAACAATTCGCCCCTATAGTTTAACGGCAGAACACCTGTTTTGTACTCAGGTGGTCAGGGTTCAATTCCTTGTCGGGGCTCCAATGTCGGGTTTGTACCAACCGTGCCCTGCATGGCCGCGCTCCCGAGTAACGTCCGCCGCAGACGTGCGAGCACAGGCGTTGCGTAAAAAGGTGGGTTGGTGACAGCCGGAAAGACGGCTCCAAGTTTGCGTGCAATATAACACACATTCAGCCGATTTACTTGAAATGTGTTCTATATTGCACATTCACCACCGCCCAAGGAGCGCCCATGAACAACGTTCGCCTGATTAGGGACAACCACGGTGCGCTCCATATCGCAGTAGGCGACCACTATGCAGTTGGCGCTAGGGTGTCCAGCATCGCTACTATCGAAGGCGATCTGTCGGCCGTAGTCATCATCCCCATGAAGAACATCACGGTCGAGGAGCAGTCGACTGTGGTGCCGTTTGTGCGTCGGGATGCGTGATGACCGCACAGTAGACACCAGGCCATGGCGTAAATGGTATGGCACGGCACGGTGGCACAGGCTGCGTGAGTTACAGTTGGCTCAGCAGCCTCTATGTCAAATGTGCATACAGTATGAAGACGTAACCGTCGCCGATACAGTCGACCATGTGAAGCCCCATAAGGGTGACGTGCTGCTGTTCTGGGATGCAGACAATCTGCAAAGTCTATGCGCCGCGTGTCATAATAAAGACAAGCAGCGCATTGAACGGGGCGGTGACGCAACGCGCGTCGGACTCGATGGCTATCGGTCCTGATTGTGCACCGCACAATGATTGCGCAACTTTATTGCGTGAAACATTCTCATTTGTTGCGTGAAACATCGAGTCGGCGCAAGATTGTTGCCTACCCCCCCTATCGATGTCTGGGGCCTCCAGGCCCCGCACCGGCGTCCAAGCTCAATGTTAGCGCTAATACAGGTTTTCCTATGAGTAAGCGCAAGGCCAGAATCGACAGCGCGGCCGAGGCCGTGCGCGTCATGGCCAAGGCGACAACTGATATTGCCCCTCCGGCAAATGTCCCGCTCGACGCGGAAGACCTGCCGTTTTTTCGCAGCGTGATCGCTGAATACGCCCGGTCGGAATGGTCGGCGCATCAGCTCGAGCTTGCCGCGATGCTGGCGCGTACGATGGCGGACCTGACCACAGAGCAGAAGCTGCTGCGGGACGAGGGCGGTGTTGCCAAGACGGACAAGGGCACGCCGGTGGCCAACCCTCGCAAGTCGATCGTGCAAATGCACGCCAGTTCGATCTTGTCGTTTCGCCGGTCTCTGTCGCTCCACGCGCGTGCGCAAGCGGGCGAGGCCAGGGACGTTGCTAAGCGTCGGGATGGCGCCAGGGCGATTGAGGCGGACAACCCGTTAGAGGACGACTTGCTGGCCCGGCCAGATTAGGAAGCGGTGGCGGTATGACTAAGGGCGTGAACCCCGGCACTGGTCGGGGCTGCAGGTTCAAGGACCGCTCCGGAACAAGAAACGGTCGTTTAGTTTTTGTGAGGTCGCTCGGAGAGGACGTCCACCGTCATCATGTGTGGGAGGCCGTATGCGACTGCGGCAACGTAACAACCACGGCGACGCCCAACAAAACGCTTTCGTGCGGATGTCTGCAAAAAGAAACCGCCGCGAAAGTCCAGCGGGGCAAGGCTTTGCCGGAAGATGAGCGCAAGCGCCGCGCCGATGCAAACAGGATAGTGCAGCGTCGCCGGCGCAAGACAGACCCGGTCTTGGCAATGCAGGCCAGGCTGAGTCGGCTGCATAGATTTGCACTGATGCGCGTTGGAGCCGTTAAAAATTCTCCGACGCTTAAAAAGCTTGGCTATACGGCGACTGAATTCGCCGACCACATTGAGCGGCAATTCAGTGGCGGAATCGGCTGGCATAATATGGATCGGTGGCAAATAGACCACATAGTCCCGGTAAGCACAGCCAAAGACGAAGCTGACGTCGTTGCCCTCAATCAGTTATCAAACTTGAGGCCGATGTGGGCACTATCAAACAATCAAAAGAAAAACCAGAGGGTAAGCCTTCTGTAAAGACCATGACCAGAGGCGAGCGAGTTATCGCCTTTATCCACCGATTCTGCAGGGTGCCAGAGGGAAATCTGCTTGGCAAGCCCGTTCAATTACTGGAATTCCAGCGCAAGTTCATCCTAGAAGTTTACGACAACCCGGCCGGCACGTCCCGCGCCTACCTGTCGATCGCGAGGAAGAACGGCAAAACTGGTTTGATTGCCTGCCTGCTGCTGGCGCATATCGTCGGGCCGGAGGCTTACCAGAACGGCCGGATCGTGTCGGGTGCCAGGTCACGCAAGCAGGCAGCCGAAGTTTTCAATTACGCCTCTAAAATGGTGATGATGTCGCCGGAGCTTACGAAGCTCGCGCGCATTATCCCGTCGGCCAAAACGATTATCGGCTACGCAAAGAACGTCGAGTACCAAGCCATCTCGGCCGAGGCCAAAGGGGCGCACGGCGGCTCGCCAATCCTCGCCATCCTGGACGAGGCTGGGCAGATCAAGGGGCCAAACGACGACTTTGTCGAAGCTATTGAGACGTCGCAGGGTGCCTATGAAGGCAAGGCCATGCTGTTCGTCATCTCGACGCAGGCGGCGACCGACAACGATTTGTTTTCGCGCTGGATAGACGACGCCGAGACGTCGAAGGATCCTCGCATTGTCAGCCACGTTTATTCAGCTCCGCCCGATTGTGACCTTCTAGACCGTTCCGCCTGGGCTGCGGCTAACCCGGCGCTCGGGATTTTCAGGGCGCTAAAGGACGTTGAGGACTTCGCGAATATAGCGGCGCGTATGCCGACGTCGGAGGCCAGCTTTCGCTGGCTGTTCTTAAACCAGCGCATTGACGCGTCGGCGCCGTTCGTTGCTCCTGGCGCTTGGAAGGCTTGCGACGCCCCTGTGCTCGAGAGTTTCGAGGGGCTGCCGGTATTTGGCGGGCTCGATCTTTCGGAAGTTTCCGACCTTACGTCGCTCGTGCTTATGGCACCGAAGGACGGCGTCTGGCACGTCAAGCCGACGTTCTGGCTGCCCGGCGACAGCCTGCGCGAAAGAGCGCGGGCTGACCGCGTTCCTTACGATATCTGGCACGACCAGCAGCTTCTGGAAAAAACACCAGGCCCAACGGTTGAATACGAGTACATCGCCGAGCACCTGCGCGGCTTGTTCGACACGCTAGACATTCGCAAGATTGCGTTTGACCGTTGGAATTGGCGGCACCTTCGCCCCTGGCTCTTGAAGGTCGGCTTTAGCGACGACCAACTTGAAGGCGACAATGCCGTATTCTCAGAGTTCGGGCAGGGCTTTCAGTCCATGTCGCCGGCGCTGCGGGATTTGGAAAGCCTAATCCTGAACAAGAAGCTTGCCCACGGCGGGCAACCCGTCCTGACCATGTGCATGATGAATGCGACGGTCAAAAAAGACCCGACTGGCAATCGCAAGTTGGACAAGCAGAAGTCACGCGGGCGAATTGATGGCGCCGTGGCCCTCGCCATGGCTGCAAGTTGCGCTGGCACGTATGAGCATCCCGCAGAAACAACTTCCTTCTGGCAAGTCTTAGACCCTGCCGGCTCCTACTAAACAAAAAGGCGGCCTTATGGGCATCTGGTCAAGGTTGACCGGCCGTAAGGCCGAGCAAAAATCTGTTGGATTTTCGCAGCAGTGGAACGATTATTTCGCATTGACTGCGCCGAAGTCTGGCGTTGCGGTGAACTGGCAGTCTGCGCTAGAGGTTTCTGTCGTCTACGCCTGCATTCGGGCCATTGCGAACGGCGTTGCGCAGGTTCCGCTGCGGGTTATGAAGGAACTTCCGAACGGGAAGGGATGGGAGCCGGCGCCGGAGCACTCGCTTTATAAGGTTTTGAACCGAAAGCCCAACCGTTGGCAGACGTCTTTCGCCATGCGAGAGACTATGATTCTGCATCTTTGCCTAACTGGTGACGCTTTTTTCTACAAGAACATTGTACGAAATCAGGTAAAAGAGCTAATCCCCATTGAGCCGGGATGCGTTTCGTATAGGCGCAACCCGGATTATTCTATTACATACACGGTTTCTTCACCGGACGGCACGACGCAGGACTTCCCGCAGGAGCTTATCTGGCACATCCGCGGCCCGTCGTTCGATACGTGGCGCGGGCTGGATCCGGTTCGGCTGGCCCGCGAGACGATTGGCCTGACGATCGCCACTGAGAACACGCAGGCAGAGCTTCACGCCAACGGCATGCAGATGTCGGGCACGTACTCGACGACCAACAAACTCGGCCCGGAAGATTACAAGCAGATTCAGAATTGGATCGCAGCGCAGACAGGTGGCGCTAACCGGCACAAGCCATTTGTCATCGACTCCGGCTTTACTTGGACGCCGCAGGCCATGTCCGGCGTAGACGCACAGCACCTCGAGACGCGTAAGTTTCAGGTCGAGCAGATTTGCCATGCGATCGGGGTGTTTCCTCCGATGATCGGGCACGCGGGCCAGGCAATGACGTTCGCCAGCGCCGAGCAAGTCTTTCAGGCGCACGTCGTTCATACGCTTTCGCCTTGGTATGAGAGAATCGAACAGTCGATCAGCAACGATTTGCTGGATGGGCCGGAAGACGAAGAGTATTTCGCCAAATTCAACTACAATGCCCTACAAAAGGGCGCCTTCAAGGACCGTTTCGAAGGCTACGCCAAGGCGCTCGGCAGCGGCGGGTCGCCCGCCTGGATGACGCAGAACGAAATCCGCGCGCTCGAGGACATGAACCCCAAGGAAGGCGGCGACGAGCTGCCCAAGCCGACGAACGCGGTGCCGTCAAGCGGCGCTGCTCCGGCCGAGGACACAAATAATGAAGATTGAACGTCTTAGCTTCGGCTTGAACGAGGTCAAGGTTGAGCCTTCCGACGATGGGGAGATGAAATTCTCCGGGTACGGCGCCGTTTTTGGCAATGTTGACAGTTACGGCGACGTTATCGCCAAGGGCGCGTTTGCTGATACGCTTACCAAGTCAAAGTCTAGCGGAATTTGGCCGGCGATGCTTTCGCAGCACGGCGGCATGTTTGGCGAGGACTCGACGCCCATCGGTATTTACACCGAAATGCGCGAGGACGACGTTGGGCTGTGGGTGGAGGGCAAGCTTGCCGACACCGAACGGGGCCGCGAAGCATACGCGCTGCTAAAAATGCAGCCGCGGCCTGCCTATAACGGTCTGTCTATCGGCTTTCGCGCCAAGGAATGGGCAGTTCGTACCCAGCCCGAAGAGCCGCGCCGCACGCTTAAGGCCGTGGACCTGCTGGAGGTGTCGTTGGTAACGTTTCCGGCCAACTCCAAGGCGCGTGTTACGAGCGTAAAATCAGAGTTTAACCCCCGCGAAGCTGAAGATAGCCTGCGTGACGCAGGTTTGTCGCGGGCCGACAGCGTTAAAGCTGTCGCGGTCTTCAAGTCTCTACTGCATTGTGACGATGCAGAGCCGGATTCAGAGCCTCGGGATGAGGTTGCTGCGGCCGAACTGCGCTCTCTCGCTGAGCGCATCCGTAAACTAGCCGCGCCTCGCGCCGGCTGATTATTTCATCCCGTTAGGAACTATTATGACTGAAAAGACCGCTGTTGAGCAGGTCATGACCGCCTTTGAGGAATTCAAGGCGACCAATGACGCTGCGCTGGCCGAAATCAAGAAGAATGGCGTTGCTGACCCGGTCCTGACCGAGAAGCTCGCCAAGGTTGAAGCCTCGCTTGTTAAATTCGAGGACGCCAACCAGAAGGCGACTGCCGCCGCCCTTGAGGCCAAGGACGCCCTGGCCAAGGAAAAGGGTCATATCGACGAACTCGAGACCAAGCTTAACCGCCTGTCGCTCGCTGGTGCGTCGGATCCCGCGCAGCGCAAGGAAGAGCTTAAGTCCAAGGTCAATACCTGGGCTCGGGCCGTTGTTGGCGCCGCCACCGTTGGCATTCCGAACCTGACTGCCGAGCAGCAGAAGGCTCTTGCCGACGTCGCCGCGGAATACAAGGCGCTGTCTGTCGGCAACGACACGACTGGTGGCTATCTCGCCCCGATGGAGTACGTCCGCGAGATCATCAAGGGCGTTACCGACGTCTCCCCGGCGCGCGCGCTTGCTCGCGTTCGCCAGACGGCGTCCAAGGCCATCATGATCCCGAAGCGCACCGGCCAGTTCGCCGCGCAGTGGGTTGCTGAGCAGGGCACCAAGGCGGAGACCGACGGCCTACGCTACGGCATGTGGGAGATTCCCACCCATGAGCTATTTGCGCTGATCGATATTTCGAACCAGAACCTCGAAGACTCGGCCTTCAATCTTGAGTCTGAGATTTCGTTCGAGGCTACCGAGCAGTTTGCGGTTGCGGAGGGCGCTGCGTTCGTTTCGGGCAACGGCGTCGGCAAGCCCGAGGGCTTCCTCGCTGCGTCGGGTGTTCTCGGCAATAACTCCGGCACCGCGGCCACGATCGCTGACGCTGATGGCCAGGCCAACGGCCTTCTGACCCTGAAGTACGATCTCAAGACCGCGTATGCTCGCAATGCCACTTGGGCGCTGAACCGCACCACGCTCGGTTCGGTTAGGAAGCTCAAGGACGGCCAGAAAAACTATATCTGGATGCCGGGTATCAACGGCCAGCCGAATACGATTGACGGCGACCCCTACGTTGAGGTTCCGGATATGCCGTCGGAGGCCGCTGGCACCACGCCGGTCGCTTACGGCGACTTCAAGCGCGCCTATACGCTGGTTGACCGCATTTCCATGGAGATGTTGCGCGATCCCTACACTCAGGCCACTTCGGGCAACATTCGGTTCATCTTCCGCCGCCGCCTTGGCGGTCAGGTTGTTCTGGCCGAGGCTATCCGCAAGCTTACCTGCGCAGTCATCACCCCGTAGTCCTGGCTAGGGGCGCTTCGGCGCCCCTATTTCCTTCATAACTCATAGGAGAAAGCCAGATGGCTTCGAAAGACCTTTATTCCAACATTGGCGTTTCGGTTACGGTTGTTCCAGCCGTTCTGACCGCTACCACCACGGGCACTGGCGTCGATCTCGCCGGCTTTGAGTCCGCCGCAGTGGTTATCAACACCGGCGCGATCGCGGGCGCGGGCGTGTTCAACGTGACTCTTGAGGAGTCCGATGCGTCAGGCTCCGGTTACGCTGCCGTTCCGGCCGCGAAGATCCAGGGCACGCTGCCGACACCGCTGGCGGCGTCTACCGCCTATAAGATCGGCTATCTTGGCGCGAAGCGGTACGTTCGCCCTGTCCTGACGCTGGCCTCCGGCACGTCGATTGTTGCCGGCGCCGTTGTCGTCAAGGGCAACGCTCGCGACAAGCCCGTCGCCTAATGCATAAGGTTGTGAAGCCGTTCCCTTGTTCGTGGGACGGCTTCACGCTCATTGACCTGAGTGTTGGCGATGAGCGTGACTTCGGGTCGATGGCTGCTGGCCTAGTTGAGGCCGGTTACATCAGCGAAATACACACAATTACAGAGGCCGTGATCGACTTGGCGCCTGATGAGAAGCCAGATGTCGCGAAGCGCCCCTACAAAAAGCGGGATTAGAGATGACGCTTCGCCCATTGGATGATGCGACGGAAGTCGTCACGCTAGTGGACGCGAAGCGCCACCTCAAAGTAGATTTCGACGAAGATAACGAATATATTACCTCTCTAATTCAAGCCGCATCCGTTTGGATTAACACTTGGCTGGGGCTATCCCTGGGCTCGCGTCAGTGGAGTTTGACGCTAGACAAGTTTCCGGAATCGCGGCTGTATTTGCCGGTTCCGGCGCTCTCGTCGGTTGAGTCCGTTGAATATACGGACGTTGACGGCGTGTCTCAGTCCTACGCTGCCTTTCGGGTATTTGGTTTAGACGCAAAAGACCCTGGCTACATTTTACCGGCGGTGGGCGACCCTTGGCCGTTGATTAGCACAGAGCCGGAGTCGGTTATCGTAGAATTCACAGCCGGCGCGGCTGAAATTCCTGCGAGCATCCGCCATGCCGTCTTGTTGCTGGTGGGAGGTTGGTATTGGAACCGCGAATCCGTTTCTGACAAGCCGGTGGGCGCCGTGCCGTTTGGCGTCGACGCTCTGCTGTTGCCTCACCGCAATTGGAGCACCGGCTGATGCTACCCGCTGGCAAACGCAACAACCGCGCGCGGTTTGAACGCCGTGTGCCCGGCGCTGATGACGGTTATGGCAACACGCTTCCCGATGAGTGGACGCCGCTAACGACCGTATGGGCCGGATTTCGGCCCAAGTTTGGGCGCGAGCAACTGGCGGCGGGGCGGCTCGAGAGCACGCTTCAAGGAACGCTTACCGTGCTGCGTTCCGCCAGCACCGCGGGCGTGACGGCGGCCGATCGCGTCGTGTTTGCGTCGGGGCCGTATGCGGGCAAGGTCTGCAACATCCGTTCGATTATCCCGACGCCTGACAATTCTGAATTTGAAATGCTGCTGGAGGAAGGCGTCGCGACCTAGCGCGCCTGCCCGTACACGCACCCGCAACGAAAGCTCCTAAATGGCCCTCGAAACTGTTATCTCGGCCTCCGTTAAGGCGGTCGAAACCAACCCGCTTGACCTTGCTACGGCCAATGCGGCCGTGTCGCTGGTTGTGTCCACGGCGCTTGCCAATGGCACGGGCGCCAACCAGGCGTCTAAGATTTTCAGCGACACGCGCTCCATTGCGCTTTCCGCGAACGAAGACCTTGATCTGGCGGGCTCGCTTACGTCGAATTTCGGCGCAACGCTCACGTTCGCCACAGTCAAGGCGATCTTGATCCGCGCCAAGGCCACGAACACCAACAACGTCGTTGTCGGGCCTGCCGCCGTGACTGGCTTCCTTGGCCCGTTCGCCGACGCTGCAGACCGCGTCGCGATCAAGCCAGGCGGCACGTTCCTTGTGACTGCACCCGGCGTCGGCTGGACGGTTGGCGCCGGATCCGCGGACCTGTTCAACGTCGCCAACAGCGGCGCGGGCTCGGCTGTCGAGTACGACGTCGTTATTGTCGGCACGTAACGGCGCACGTCATGCCCGTCGTAACCTTCACAGCCGATTTCGACTTTTATCCGCCGCAGCTTAATGGCCGGTGGATGCGAGCCTACAAGCAGGGCATGACGGCGCTGGTAACAACGCCCTGCGCCGCGGCGGCCATAGCTGCTGGCAAGGCAGCGATTGCGAGAGACAATGGCGAAGGTAACGGGCAGGGAATCGCTGCTGGCCAAAATGGCGCGCATGCCTCCGGCGGTGCGCTCGGCAATTAAGCAGGCTCTCGCGCAAGGTGCGGACGAAGTCACGGCCGACATGAAGCGACTCGCGCCCACGAAGACGGGCGCGCTGCGGGACTCCATCAAGCAGACGTGGGGCGGCGGCCGGGTGCGGTACTCGAGCCTCGGAGGCAATGCCGCGGATGCCGGAGACCCGGACCTTAGTGTGCGGATTAGCGCAGGTAACAGCGCGGTTCGTTACGCCCATCTCGTGGAATTTGGTAGCGCACCGCATCTAAACGGCGGCCTTTTCGAAGGCACGCAGCACCCGGGCACGGCAGCGCAGCCATTCTTCTTCCCCGCCTTTCGAGCAGGCCGCAGGCGCGTTCGCTCCCGCATGTCCCGCGCCGCCAGCAAGGCGCTTAAGCAGGCCGCCGGCGGCGGCTAACACCGCACGGGCACCATCGCATGTCAGACGCATCTCTACCGCTACAGGCCGCCGTTGTGGCCGCGCTGAAGGCGTCCCTGCCGCTTGCCGCGCTGGTTGGAACTAAGATCTACGATCGCGTCCCTGACGCCACTGCAGCGCCCTACGTCAAGCTGTCCGGCTGGCAGGAAATCAACGACGACACGGATTGCTCCGATTCGTCGGAAGTATTCTTCGACGTGCAGTGCTACTCAACCGCGGTAGGACGCCCGCAGGTCGCCAACATCGCGAGCGCAGTCAAGGCGGCGCTGAATAAACTAGAGCCTTCTGTTACGGGCTTCTCGGGCACACAAATACTTCACCGATCCACCCTCTATTTTTACGAAGCGGACGGCACCACAGAGCGCGCCGTCGTGAACTTTCACGCGCTGATCGACAGCAACTAACCGCGGCCCGGCCGTATCTCACCCTTGCATGACGCACCGCCCAAAGAGGGCGTTTTTTTATGGGAAATTACCATGGCCCAGGCCGAAACCTTCCGCTTTTCTGGACTTCGTGTGCTGCTCGGCGACGGCGAAACTGTCGAGACGTTCGCCACCCCGTGCGGCTTCACCGAGCGCTCCATTTCGTTCTCAAAGGAGCTTGGCGAGTCTAACGTTCCTGATTGTGACAACGAGGACGGTGCCTCGTGGATTGAGCGCGACGTCGTGTCCAAGTCCGCGACCATCTCCGGCACGGGCATGCTTGACGCAGGCGCCCTTGCTACGTGGCAGGACTTTTGGGACACCGACGCCAGCCGCAACGCCCGCGTTGAACTGTGGCGCAACAACGTGAAGACGGGCCATTGGGCCGGCGCCTTCCACATGGAAGCGTTTGAGAACACCGGCACCAAGGGCGAGCGCGTTGCCATTCAGGTCACGATGCAGAGCGACGGCGCCGTGAATTGGGTTGCCGGGGCGTAATGTCTGGCGCTGAAAATCGCAACGGCGTCGTCGAGTTCGATTTCGGCGACGCGCCGCACAGGTTCCGCCTGGCGCTCGGAGAACTCGAGGAGCTGCAGGAGAAGACGGGCGTCGGCCCGTTTCGTTTGCTCAATAAGCTCATCGGCGACGAATGGAGCACGCATGACGTGCGCGAGACGCTGCGGCTAGGGCTCGTTGGCGGCGGCATGAAGCCCACTGACGCGCTTACGCTTATCAGGCGCTACGTCGACAAGCGGCCGGACTGGATCGCCAACGCGATGGCCGCCAAGGTTGTCATAATGGCCGCTATTACCGGCGCGCCGGAAGAGCAGCCGGGAAAAAGCGCCGCGCCGGAGGCCGAGAAGGAGGCGTCGAACTTCCAGACGGACGCCTTGCCTTCGGCGAATTCTACGGAGCCGCCGGCGCAGTCGGAATAGCCATCAGCGATATGCGCAGCATGACGTGGTGGCAATTCAACGAGACGGTCGACGGCTGGACGAACGCCAATAGTCCGAACAAGGACGAGGGGCTGTCCGAGATTGAAGAGCGGGGGCTGGCGGCTATTCTAGACGCCCCGATTTAGTCGATAGCTTCGGCCACATAGCATTTGGCGGACGCAATACCACTCTCCCGAACGGCAGATGCCTTACCGTATCTAGCCGTTTGGGGGTGTAGGTTCTGAACGTGAGCGGTAATAACGTCCAATGCACGTCCGCCAGCGTCTAGAAATGCGCACTCAACAAAAACAGACTTGAACGAGTCTGTGCTGTCGTTGTTGAGCTTGAATACAGCGCTGACGATACCTCTGTCCCGCTCAACGCTCTGCATCTCAACATCAATATTTAATGTCGCGGCGCTCGCTGCGGCCAATATGATTTTAAGCACGTAAGGCGCTCCACAAATGGTCACTGAAGTCGAGCGTATGTCGGTCGTTTTCGAGGCCAGTGTCAAGAGGTTTGAGAATACAATCAATAGGCAGAATTCTCAATTCAAAAAGACAATGAAGGAAATCGAACAGAGCGCTTCCAAAATGGAAGCTTCTGTTGCCAATTCTTTTGCTGGCCTCGGCAAGCGCATGGGCGCTGCTTTTGCAGGCATCTCGGCCGGCGTCATTCTTAACGATCTGCGCAAGACCGCAGACGAATACACCCGCATTATGAATTCGCTGAGCGTGGCTGGCGTCAGCAACGCCAACATGTCCAGCACGTTCGATCAGCTATTTGCTTCGGCGCAGCGCAACGCCGTCCCGCTGGAGACGTTGGCGCAGCTATACGGCCGCGTCAGCCAAGCGCAAAGCACGCTGAAGGCGTCATCTGCCGAGATTATGCAGGTTACGGACATCGTGGCGCAGTCGCTGCGCGTGTCCGGCCAGAGCGCGGAATCGGCTCAGGGCGCGCTGCTTCAGCTCGCACAAGCATTCAGCAACGGCAAGGTCCAGGCAGAGGAATACAACTCCCTGCTTGACGGCGCGTATCCTCTCCTGCAGGCGGCGGCGGCGGGATTGAAGGAAACTGGCGGCGATGTCGCTAAGCTCACCGCCCTCGTCAAGGACGGCAAGGTTTCATCGGAGGCGTTCTTCCGCGCTATTCAGGCGGGAGCCCCGCTGCTTCAGGACAAGCTGGCTGGGGCCACGCTTACGTCCGCGCAGGCGATGACGCAGCTCCAAAACGAGCTAATAAAGGCGGTCGGCGAGTTCGACAAAGCGACGGGTGCGTCCGCAGCACTGGCCGGTGGGATTAATAGTCTGGCTGGCAGCATTGCCGGCATTGGGCAGGCGGCTACGAATGCCGTTCTCGGCGTGCAGGCGCTCGTCAACAAGGTCGGCGAACTCGCCAAGGCAAACGCGGGCGCGCAGCGGGCGCAGGCTCTAACCTACCAGGAAGAGCGCGCCCAGCGTACAGCAGCGGCCCGCGAGATGGCGCTGGGCAACTCCGGCGGACGAGCTGCTGTTGCGAGCGAGCGCGCTACGGCGGATGCGGCGGCAACGGCGGCGCTCCGCAAGGCTACAGCAGACTTTCGCGCGTCCGAAATCGACTTCGCCAATAAGCAGGTAACGGCCCCGCTGCCGCCGAGCCGTCCGGGTGGCGTTGCCGGCGGCGGCATCAAACCTGTTTCCCTCGCGGACTTCGCGGTCCCTGGCGGGGATGACAAGGCCGCCGGCGCGGCGTCCAAGGAGAAACTGGACTCCTACGAAAAGGAGCTTGTCGCTATCGGCAAGCGGACTGCAGCGCTCAATTTGGAGGCGGAAAGTGTCGGCAAATCGACGTTTGAGCGCGCCAAGGCCGTAGCCGCGCTGGATCTCGAGACCGCGGCGAAGAAGGCCAACATTCCGGTCACGGAGGAGATGCGCCGTAAGATTGACGAGGCGTCGACAGGCTACGCCAACGCTAAGGTTCGCGTTGAGGAAGTCACCAAGGCGCTAGAAGCCGCCCAAGACGCTCAAAAGTTCTTCGGCGATGCTGCCGCTGATGCTCTGGAAGACATCATCATCAACGGCGAAAAGGCCGAGGACGTTGTCAAGAACCTGGCCAAAAGCCTAGCCAAAGCGGCGCTACAGGCGGCGCTGATGGGCTCCGGCCCGCTGGCTGGCATCTTTGGCACGGGCGGCACGGGCGGCAATGCGGGCGGCATTTTTGGCATGCTCGGGGGGCTGTTCAAGCCGACCGTAGCGGCTGCCAGCGGCGGCTACATCTCCGGACCCGGCTCCGGTCGGTCTGACTCAATCCCTGCGCGTCTGTCCAATGGCGAATACGTAGTCAACGCGGCGGCCACGAAGAAGAACCGGGCGCTGCTTGAAGCCATCAACTCCGGCCAGGGGCTCGCGCTCGCCTCCGGCGGCTACGTCGGCCCGCCCTCCATTCCCCGCGGCATTCGCGGGGGCGGTGGCCCGGCCAAAATCATCGTCAACAACACCGTGTCCGATCAGGTGCAGGCAACGCCGCAGCAGTCTCCGAACGGCGACCTGACGGTGATGATTAGCGCCATCGAGGCGCGCATTGCGGACAACGTCGTCCGCGGGCAGGGCGCGCTCGCGCCGGCGCTTAGCGCCAGGCAAACCGGCCGGCACCTTCGGGGGTAAGAACATGACAGTTGCAGTTTGGCCGTCACTGGTGCCGTTCGCGTCGCCGGTCGACGGCGTCGCGCCGCAGCAGTCCTATGTTGCGCCGCTGATTAGTGAGACGTCGGGCGGGCCGCCGATTATGCGGCCACGCCCGGGTCCGCGCGCTACGGAATATCCCTGGCAGAGCAAGTTGCTGACGCTTCCCGAGTGGGAGGCATTTGAACAGTTTGCGCGAACAACGCTCAGGCAGGGAACTCTCCCGTTCTCGATGCCTATTTGGCGGCCGAATGGCTGCTATTTAGAGCGTATTTGCCAGATCAAAGACGGCAATTGGCAATCTGATTTCTCTCGCGCGCCCAAGGTGCGTGTGTCCTTTACTTTAGTCGTTTACAATTGGTGATGAATGGCGCTTTCAACAGCTTTGGAGGAAGCCTACGCGGCAGTTGACGTGTCGGGCGATGTCTACGACACGATCGAAATCGACCACCCGACCTTCGGCGCGCCGCTGCGGTTTGTCCGGGGCCGGCGCATCCTCGGCGTTTACGAGACGGTCAATCTGCCTACGGCTGGCAACCCGTCCACGCCGTTTACGGTGGTGGATTTTAGCTTCACGCGCCCGGGGCACGAAGAGGGCGGCGTCACCAAGGCGAAGATCACGATCGACAACGTCTCGCAGATTTTGCAGGGCGTTCTGCGCGAGTCGATCTCGTCCGATCAGGCGTTCCGCGTGATTTATCGCGCTTACTCCACGAACGACGTCAATAACCCGGAAGTCTATAGCGGACTCCGCATGGGCTCGGTGTCGGTGTCTGCTTTGTCCGCGACGGGTGACCTTTATTACGAGGAGGTCGAAATGCAGGCGTTCCCCAAACTGACCTACAGCCTCGACGACTATCCGGCGCTCTATGGCCAGTGAGGTCTCTGCCGTAAACGCCGCCACCTTCGCCAACAGCGTCATAGGCGAGCCCTACAGCAAGACAGGACTGCATTGCTGGGAGCTGGTGCGCAGGACGCAGGCCGCGGTGTTCGGCCGCGTTTTGCCGGCCATCCTAGAGGCGCCAAGCAACCGCCTTGCGCTGGCCCGCCTCATGGCCCGGCGCCACGACTATGCCGGCTGGGCGCCCGCCCAAGCCCAGCACGGCGCAGTCGTCTTCATGACGCGACGCGGCCATGGCCCGTCACGCGCTGCCATCCACGCCGGCACCTACCTCGCGCTTGATGGTGGCGGGGTTCTGCACACGGACGATCCGCACGGCGTCGTTTTTGAGACGCTGGCCGAATTGAGCGCCCGCAACTGGGCTGACCTGAGTTTTTACGTCCCCACATGACCCAAATTCATTTCAGGCGCTGCGACGGCGAGTCTGCTGGCTCGCCGATCGAACTCCCGCGCGCGCGTCGCAGGCTGTCGACGCTTGTCCGCCGTCACGCGGATTCCTCGCGGCCGTTCGTCGTGAGCGTGCACCGCAAGACGCATCCTCTTGCCGTCACGGACTTTAGCGTTCGGCTGCGCAAGGACTGGCGCAACACCACGCTCGGCCCGCACGACACCATCATCATTGTCTACCTGCCGCGCGGCGGTGCCAGCGCAGGCGGTGGCGGCGGTGGTTCAGGCAAGGGCCTGGCCATTGGCATGATCGTGGCGACTGTCGCGCTTGCGGCGCTCGGCCAGTTCTGGGCGATCGGCGCCATCAACGGCGCAATGGGCCTCGCTGCCACCAGCGCGGTCGGCTCAACCATCTGGGCGGCCGGCACGGCTGCACTGCTCGCCGGCAGCGCCTATCTGCTGTCGAAGGCCACGCAGGCCAAGGCCAACACGACGGACGACCGCCCGGTTTACGGCGTCTCCGGCGGCGGCAACCAGCCACGCACGGGCGACCGTATTCCCGTGTTGTACGGCCGCTGCTGGAATACACCCGACCTTAGCCAGCCGGATTATACCGTCTACGATGGCGAGGATCAGGTGCTTTACAAGCGCCTGACGCTTGGCTGCGGCAAGTATGCGGTCAAGTCCGTGCGCGTGTCCGGTGTGACCATGTGGACGGATGACGGTGGTTTGACGCCGCCGTTTGTATCCGCCGGCATTGAGGTAATCCAGCCGGGGGCGACGTCGTCGCTTGTGCCGGGCCAGGTCGCCAGCGTTCAGGCTGTCGGCAGCAACGAACTCCCGCGCGCGACTGACTTCCCCGCACATGCCGGGCCGTTTGATTTCGGGTCCGGAGCCCCGCTGCAGACGCGTATTCAGATCGATTTTTCGCTGCCGCAGGGCTGCTATGCAGTTCCGGACGGCGGCAAGTTCGAAGGTAAGCAGTTCCCCGCCAATTGGGGCGTGCACTTCCAATACGCGCCCTGTGACATCGACGGCACGCCCACCGGCGCGTGGGCAACGCTTTACCAAGAGACTGCATACGTCCTCTCGACGCGCGCGATGCGGTTTACGCGCTTCGTTGACCTGCCTCTCGGCCGCTACACGTTCAGGGCGCAGAATACAGGCGACGCAGAGTCTCTACCCAACCCGGCGGGGTTCAACGCCCTCGCAACCAATACTGTCATTTGGGAGGGGCTTCGGGCTCATATTCCACAGGCAGCCGTTCGCCCGGGCGTGACGGAACTGGCGCTGCGTATTCGCTCTGGCCAGTCGCTTGGCGTCACGTCCTACGGCGAGGTCGAAGTTGAGACCAGCCGCATTCTCCCGATATGGGACGGTGGTGCGTGGACGGATGGGGAAACCGACAAGGCCGTATGGGCTATGGCCGATATCCTGCGGGATCAGCGCCATGGCGCAGGCATTGCCGATAGCGCAATCGATCTCGCCAGGCTCCTGCACTACTACGGCACGCTGACGGATTATGACTCGTTCAGCGGCGTTATCCGCGGCCCGATCTCTGTCTACGAGGCGCTGACGACGGTTCTCGGCACCATGCGCGCTTCGCCGCTGCGGCTGGGAAACTCATGGACGCTGGTTCGCGACGAGCCACGAAGCGTGCGCAAGCACGTCATCTCGCGCCGCCAGATCATGAAAGACTCCGAAGGGCAGACCTTCAACCTTGATCTGTCGGACGGCTCCGCAGACGTCATTGTCGAATGGCTGGCTGAAGGCGATCCGCGCAGGCTTCGGTCGCATCGCGTCACCTTCGGGACGCAGACCAGCACGCCGCGGCGCATGATGGCTACGGGCGTCACGGACGCGGCGCACGCCATCCATATCGCGACCTGGGCGGCGGCTACGGCTTACTACCGCCGCGAGCGCCGCAGCGTCACGACTGAGTTGGCCGGGCGGCTTTTGCTGCCGAACGACAAGGCGATGATTGACGCCTGGTACTTCGACGCTACGGAAGCCGTTGGCGCTCTGTCTCGAGACGGATTGCGGCTTACGATCGATTGCGCGGACGAGGCGCTGACGCTTCCAGCTGCGCCCTACGCCATTCTGCGCGCGCGCGACGGTAAGGAGTGGGGGCCGGTCGGCGTTTCGCTGGTCGGCGATACCCTGACGCTTGATACCGCGGACGTGGCGCAGGCAGAGTCGCTGTCCGGTCTGACGCTGGCGCAAGTGCTCAATACGGCCACTCAAGCCTCAACGTCAGTCGTCATCGGCACGTTGGCCGAAGCGCAGGACGCATGGCTGATCCGGTCGGTTCAGTTCAGCGGCGACAGCAACGTCAATATTGAGGCCGTCTTTGACGCGCCACAGGTTTGGTCCGCGCTGGCCGAGTCGATCATCGCCCCGCCGCCCCCGCCTTCCTCTGGGTTGGAAAACGAGGCGTCGGTAACTGTCCCGTATATCCGGGCAACGGCCGTCCAGCGCAACGCTGCGATGTTCGTGGACTGGACGTGTGGACGCGCTCGCGATGCCGCCACCTATGTCGTGCGCATTAGCTACGACGACTGGGCGACTTCGGAGGAAATACACCGGGGCGCGGCGTCGTCCGGATCGTATCCGCTTCGCGAGTTCTTGGGCACGATCCGCATTCGCGCCAAGGGGATATCGTCGAGCGGGTTTGTTAGCCCGGAGGTGGAGACCGCGTTTAGCTGCGCGCCTGCGCTCATCGACGCTGGCAACGCCATCCATGGCTCGTTGGCAATCGAGGCGTTCACAGACGCGATCGAGCCGGTTGGGCTGGTCGACGGCTTGCCTGATCCGTTCGGCTATACGCGGCCGAGCGTGGTCCTGAATATTCAGGACCAGAAGATGTACCGCCTAGAAGACGGCAACTGGGTGCCGGTCGTCAACGCGCTGGATCTAGTTGGCGAAATCACGGAAACGCAGATTGCGGATGACGCAATCAGCACGCCAAAGCTGCAGGCTAACGCTGTTACGGCGGACCAGATTGCCGCCAACGCGGTCGTTGCGGGCAAGATCGCGGCGAACGCCGTCACGGCGGGCGTTATCCAGGCAGGCGCGGTATCTGCCGACAAGATCAACGTTACCAAAATCGACGCTATCAGCGCCGACCTTGGCGACATCACAGCAGGCTCGCTCAACATCAACGGCCGCTTTCTGGTCGCAGCCAACGGCACAGTGACGATCAGTAATGCGTCTACCGGCGCTCGTCTCGTTATCACAAACAGCCTTCTGCAAGTTTATGACGCCAGCAACGTGCTGCGCGTTCGTTTGGGTATCTGGTAAATGCCGCAGGGACTCCAAGTATTCGACCAGTTCGGCAATCTTAAGGTCGACTTGGGAGACCGCATTTTGCGGTTCCTCGGCGAGATCGTCGTCGGCCCGGGCCCTGTTTCGGGGTCTGTGGTGAATGACGGCCTTCTTACAGGCACGCCGTTTCAGATCGTACAGATGATGTCGAACGACGGCATAGCCTACTGGCCCGGCGAGGGGCTTATCGCCTGCTCGGTCTCGTTCTCCGGCAACACGATGTTCTACTCGATGAACTCCGGCCAGCCGACGCAGCGTATCCAGTTCGGGGCATATTGATGGTAGCCGGTCTAGCAATTGTGAACGACTACGGCACCACGCAGGTCGACGAGACTTGGCGGAACATGGGCTTCCGGCAGAAGATGCCAGTCAATATCGACGTCCCCACGACATCACCTCCGATACCGGCGGGCTATGGCGGGCAACCTTATCAGCTAGTGGTGTCGGGGACGGCCTCTTTGCTGATCGCGTGCAAGGCGACCGTCCTACTTCCGGTCATGCTGCACTCCTATTACGACGGGGCGAACTGGACGTTCAACTGGCTCTTCTGCAACGAATTCGGGGGCGTCCACGGTAACGAAACGGTCGAATTCTACGTGTTCGACGTGCTACCGTCCGGCGGCTTCTCGAATGTCGGGCTTGAGGTCTTCAACACGCTCGGGCAGCGCGTCTTCCACAGCGACATGGAGCCGATGAGGGTCGGCTATGGCGGCGCTGGCGTGCAGCCCTGCAATACCGGGTTCAGCGGGGCCGGCGGACGGGTCTATGCGCCGCTGATCATGCTCAACCCGATTTACGGCGTCAATATGGGGGGCGTGACTGGATTCCGCCTCCACGCCCATAGCTTGCGCGCCAGCGGGTCCAGCATCGTGTCCAAGAGCAACGTCCCGCTCGGCGCGTTCGGCGCCTCGGGCGCCTACGATAATTCGGGGCTCTACGCCGCGATCGACGTGACAGGGCTTTCCTAGCCCGCCGCAGCCGCCTTCCAGCTTCGCCCAATTCAGCCGCCTTCGGGCGGCATTTTTTATGGATTCACCATGACCAATACGATTGCGGTCTTCCAGATATCGACGGAAGAAGACCTGCGCTTTCAACTTGATTTTACGGGCTTGAACCTGACCGGCCGCACGCTCAAGGTCAATGTTCGTGAGCGTTCGTCGAATACGCTAAAGGTCGCGCTGGTCGCGCCGACCTACATGACGCTGGTAGGCGCTGGCAACCTGACGGTCTTTTATCCTAAAGCGTCTATGGCGAGTTGGGCGGTTGGGGAATATGAGGCCGACGTAGTCGACGAGACGGGTGGTTCCTTCACCCGCATTATGGCGGTGCGCTTCGTCTACAACCAGCCCGGGCGGTTGGTCTATGGCGTTCGGGGCAATCAGGCCACGGTCAACTGGGGCGGCAACCAGGCTGTCGTGACTGCGATTGGTGGCGTTGGCCCCCCGGGGCCTGTGAACGTGTTGACAATCGGCACGGTCGAGACGCTCGACACGGGCGAGCCGGCGACTGCCGAAATCACGGGAGACGCGCCGGTTCAGGAGCTTAACCTTGGGCTGCCGCGCGGCAACACAGGGGCCGCCGCAACAATCGCTGTTGGCGACGTCACCACTGGCGCGCCAGGCAGCTCCGCCAGCGTAACCAATAGCGGCACGTCCGGTGCCGCCGTGTTCGATTTCATCATTCCCCGCGGCGACGTCGGCGACCAAGGCATTCAGGGCCAAAAGGGCTGGTCTCCCGAGCTTGCCGCCGTTGTCGACGGCGCGCGACGCGTGCATCAGGTCGTCGATTGGGCAGGCGGCGAAGGCACGAAACCGGCGGTTGGCGATTACGTTGGCGCTACGGGTCTGGTGCCCGATATCGCTGACGCTGTCGACATTCGCGGCGCTCCTGGGGCGTCTGTTGGGCCGGGGAGTATCGGCACGCCGGAGCTGGCCGACGGCGCTGTCACGTTCGCCAAGGTCGCCTCAGCCGCTATCGCGAATCAGGCTGCCAATGAGGCCGGCGCATCGGGCGTTCTGCTAACAACGCCGCTGGGCGTCGCTCAACACGTTGACGCGCGCATCGGCATTGCTGACGGCGATATCGTCGTAGTTCAGACAGGCGGAAAGCTGCCGGCTCTCGACGGATCCGATCTAACCGGCGTGAGCCCGGACGGCGCGATCCTCTGGACGGGTGCGCAGACGCTTACCGATCCGCAGAAGCTGCAGGCGCGGCAGAATGCGGGAATCAGCCCTGACGGTGATGTTCTCGCCGTAGCGGCCTCGGCGGCCGCACAGCGGACGCATCTCGGGCAGAAATGGGTCACGGTCTATGATCAGACCGTTGCCGGCTCTGCGGTCGCTGCGATCGATATTCCTCTGACGGGTGGATACACGCTCTACCGATTGACTGCGGATATTGTGCCAAACTCAGCCGTCTCTGATTTTTCGACGCTTTTCCGCATCAGCAAGGATGGCGGCGCGACTTATTTGGCGGGAGCGTCCGACTACCTGTATTGGGGCGGTGTCGACAGCGGCGTCTATAGCGGCATCGCTCAGTCGCTCAACTCGTTTGGCTATCTCGGCTGGCTGATGGATACGGGCCTCGTCGCTGTCGGCGGGAACGTCGTCGTCGGAATCAGGCAGGGCTCAGCGGGCAAGCGATTTACGACGCTTTCGCGTTCAACCACCTTCGACGGAATTAACGGCTGCCTCGCGAGTTTCGGCTGCCTCGCTGCCGCAACCGGAGCGGCAACGCATCTGCGCATTTTCACGAGTGTAGGCGGTAACGCCTACGATGTTGGAACGCGCATCATCGTGGAGGGGGGCTAATGCCTATCGTGTGGCGTGACGGCGAGGCCGTCGATATCTCTGACGAGGAGTTTGGGCCGATACCTGTTCTTCCAAATCCCGCGCCCGCCGCAATCTCTGATCGGCAGTTCGCACAAGGCTTGGCGGCTGCTGGGATGATCAGCGAGGCGGAGGCGGAGGAGTGGGTTGGGCCCGGTATCGTGCCGGCGGTGCTGCTCGCCCTCGTCGAGGGCCTCCCTGATGGCGGGCGTTTCGCGGCGCGGATGCTGCTGCGTGGCGCTACCAGTTTCGAGCGGTCTCATCCGCTGACCAATGTGCTCGCCGCAGCCTATGGTTGGACGGCAGAGCAGACCGATCAGTTCTGGCGCGAGTGCGCTTTGCTGTAACAGCTCATCGGAGCATATCGGGCGGGATCAGAACGAGCATCATCAGTACCGCCATGCAGCTTCGACGGTTTACATGAACGGCTCTCCTGCTGGCCGCAATTTCGGCGGCGTAGCGGCCTCGGTTCTCAAACTGACCGAGATCAAGGCTTGACGGATGTCCATCTTAGCCCCGGCATTTGCCGTACAACTCACCCGCCTGTCTCGTTCCGCAAAGCCTTCCCCGCCAGGGCGCGAATATACGGGTAGTGGCTCCCGGCTATGGCGCGCAAGGTGTCGAACTTTGCTTGAGGGCTCAGATGTGAGCGCAAATACAAGGCATGTGTCTGCGCGCTGTAGCGAAGAAAGCCCGCGAGCATGGATCGAGATGTCGCCTTCGCGCTCGAATTGAGGCCGTTGTAGATCAGCGTCGCGGAGGGGGTGAACCGCAGTCCGCCTGCGAGAAACGCACCGTGCAGGAAGACGCCCTCGTTGTAGTAGGCGATTTTGGGATCGAAGGCGCGGCTTGGTTCGAGGCTTCTAAGGAAGTCGGTTCTGTAGAGGCCATAGAAAACGTGCCCCCCGCCGAATTTGCACCAGGCGCGCAGATAGTCCTCGTCGGTTCGGCAACCGGAAAAGTGGACCGACATGATCTTTCGCGACCATGACTGCCGGCCTTCGTCGAAGAAGGCATCCACGTCAGGGAATGCCATCTTGGCGGTCGGATCGTCTGTGAACGTTTCGACGAGGGAGGTGATGTAACCGGCCTCGCCTAAAGCATCATCGTCGCCCAGCCACATGAAATAGTCTGTATCGGCGGCATCCAGCAACGACAGGAAGTTAGCGTTGGCCCCGATGTTTTCCGGGTGTCGGACGTATGAGACGCGGTGGTCTCGCGAGGCGAATTTGTCGACAACTTCCTTCGTCGCGTGGTCGCTCGCGTTGTCGCTCACCACGATTTTCAGTGACGCATAGTCTTGAGACGTGGCGCTTTCTAGCGCGGTGCGCAGCGTATCCGGCCGGTTGAACGTGGGGATACCGATCGTCACAGATGGCGGCGCTGAAGCCTTGGCGTGCTCTTTCGCTATCCACATGAGGTTCATCGGGTCAGGCTCCTGAGCTGGCTGGATCGCCGGGCGCGGAAAATAGCCTTCAGGCCGTAAGCCGGGCGTCTTTGGCTTTCTTTATCCGGACCCAGTGCGCGCAATCCTGGCAAGGTTTGCTGTTGACCTCATTGCGGATGTGCCGCTCTCGTTCAGCCTGAACCTCGTCGTTCCAAATATCGCTCAGCGACTTTTGGTGGACGGTCGGGAGACCTGACTGAAGCTTGTAGTCGAAGCAGCAGTAGATCGGGCTCCCGCGGTCGCTGATCGACAGCACGTTCCAAAGGAAATGACATCCCATAGGAGGTTCTGCGGCCTCAGCTTGTGGGGCTTCTGGCGCGGGGTTAAACCCGAACTCAGGGGGGATATCCATCTGGCCTACCCAATTATCCAACTGGATCACTTGGCATTCGTCAGCAACACCCGCCCACATCTCTTTGAACGTGCTGATCTCAGACCGCGTCAGGTCGCTTTCGATGCAGTGGATCTGCAGTTGGCAGGACGCTCGCAATTCAGTGCGTAGATCATTGAATTTCCGGACGTTGGCAACAACCTTGTCGAAATCCGCGCCGATGCGGATGCGTTCATAGGTTTCCTTGCTCGCCCCGTCGAAAGATATCTTCATCATGTCAATGCCCGCCTCGAGGAGGGCTTTGGCCTTAGCCTCGTTTAGCAACGTGCCGTTCGTCGTCATGGCGACGTAGTGTCCGCGCGCCTTCGCGATCTGCACAAACTGGACGAGATTCTTGTTGATCATCGGCTCGCCCATCATCGTCAGACCGATGACGCGCGGCTTGTCAGATATCTGCTCGATAATACGTTCGAATGTCGCCAGCGGCATGGCTCCCGCTGGCCGGCCGTCCATGTGCGTCTTGTGCGTCGGAACGGGGCACATCGGGCAACGAAGATTGCACGCCATGGCGGTTTCGATCTGAACGGTATCAGGAAGTTCCACGGCGCTCTCTTCTGATGGTGTCGCCGGCTGCCCAGCCGG